GATTAGACCTGTTACTTGAATACTATTTGCTCCAGTAATAGCATTGTTACTCATAGCAATTGAACCAGACATGGTGCCACCGGCAAGTGGTAATTTAGTTGAATCAGATGCAGATGCTGATATATTTGCAAAAAGTGAAGAAGCCGAATTTGTAGCGTATGCAACAGACGCACTTGTTATGTTTGTCGCTGGATAATAATAACTTGCTGGCTGCCCGCCTAATGATGCTGAATTTAAAGCATAATTAACACTTGATGTCCAAGAGGTGTCATAGCTTACAGAGCTGCTTTTTACAAGGACTTGTCCAACAGTTCCACCCGAAGCCACTCCCGGACCTTGAACACCTACTGATGAAATTACAACATTATTATCCTGCTGAATTGCAGTTACATTATTGGCATATTGAACAATTGTAATATTTTCAGCCATTAATTAATTACCCCGGGATCAACCAAAAACCAGCCCTTTAGCAATGTATATGTATTTGTTCCATTGGTAATTTGAACTTGATAGGCAGATTTCGGATAATTAAATGTTTTTGTTTTTGTACCAGTCAGGTTTATTGTGACAATCCCGCCGATTCTATCAATTGTTATTCCGTCTCCGACAGAAGCAGATGTTGAAACTGATGCGGAGGCACAAAGAATTCTTCCACCCGGCTCATCTTTAATTTCCATTAATACAGAATAACCTGTTAAATTAATGGCGGAACCGCTGGAATTAGTATAGGTGAGTTGAACATTCCAAGAATCACCTTGAACTACATTATAATTTGTATCTTTCATGAGATCTCCTGTTAAATTATATCATCTTTAAGTCAAATTACCTATTAGCAACCATTCATTTGTTGTTCTATACATTAGTGTTGCAGCGCCATATTTAGCTTTAATTGTTCTAGTTGCAGCAGATGTTGGCGAATAATAATTTACTGATGCTCCAGATGCTGGAGTGATTGTTGTAGTTCCAGCTCCATATTGAATTATATCAATTCGTGTTCCCACTGTCCATGCGACTGCAGAGGCGGCGGGAACTGTAATGGTATTAGCAGCAGATGATGTCATTTCAATAAATTTACCTGCATCTGTCAAGACTAAGGTATAGGCAGAGCCAGACTGACTGTTTGTTGCTTGATTGTAAATAACATTTCCTGATGCTGTAATATTTCCTGAACTATCAACTTTTGCCAAAATTGAACCCGCAGAGTTTTGCCATTCTTGCAGGTTTGCAGATTGAGATGCACTATTTCCACGAATGACAGCACCAATAGTAGTATCAGTTGCTGTAAGGACACCTAATGATGGTGTGCCAAGACTTGTTCCACTTGTTCTTACAAATAGCCGTGAAGCATTATCAAAACCGCTGTATGTGCTTCCATTAGTGTGATAGAATCTTGCAACATCAGCAGTTCCTGTTGCATTTGCATTTACTTGCAACCCAATCGCTGATGCTGCCGCATTTATTGTTGCTGCTGTACTAGATGATGGGGAAAGGGTTAAGGCTCCATTGGCGGATATTTTTGCAAGAATTGTTGTAAGGCTTACGCCGCTAAGGGTATGTCCTATTTGTAAATAATCAACTGTTTGAGCAGAACCAGTTCCTTGTATTTGTGCCATTGCTGTTGAATCTGTTGTATTTGTAAATCTTACAGGTCTTCCTGTGCCTTGAAATGTCAATGCACTTCCAAAAGCTCCGCTTTGACCAAATGCAGTTGAATTTGATGTTGTTCCATATAAAATATACGGACCATTACTTTGAGCCGATAATTGAATTTGATAATTGTTTGCTCCAGATGCAGTATTTCTTGCACTAATTGTGGAGGGTGTAGCAGAAGATGTTGAGTCAACAAAAATAAATCCATTCGAATCAACATATGATAATACTGAACCTGAAGAATTTTGCCATTGTGTCAGATTAGAAGATTGGGAGGCAGAACCTCTAATAAGCAAACCATTTTGAGCAGACGCTGGTGTTAATGATAAAGAAAGCGCGGAAATAAGTCCAGTATTTGGATTATATGTTAATGGGCTAGTTGTATAATCAATTAATAATCCTGTAGTTCCAGAACCAGATGTGAATGTTAAATATCTTGTAGCATTTACATTATCATCTGTAACTGCGATATTGTTTGCAGATGCTGCAGTTAATGCAGATGTTACAGAACCTGAAACATTTGATGCTAATATATAACCAGTGCTTGATGAATATTGAACAGATCCTGTAGCAACATTTGCGCCCAAGTTCACAACACCTGTAAATGTAGGAGATGCTCCAAATGAAGTCAAACTTGAATTAACAACATTGGAAGCAAGCGTTGTTCCTGTTAATGCTGATGCTGAAATGGAGCTAGCAGATATTGTTACAGAGTCTCCAAGTTTTACCTTTGAGCCATTAATTGTAATAAAATTATTATTTGAATATATATATCCATTCACATAAAGGTTTGATTCGTAATAAGACTGCATGTAGCCACCTGAACCAGTTCCTGTTGTTACACTTGGATGATTAAAGGTAAAAGTTGTTGATGTAGGAATTGAAACAATTCTATAATATGCAGTTGTACTATCGGTATACTGACCATTAATACTAGCTCCAGATGTTGCAGTTGTACTATAAATATATAAAGGATCTCCAACCCTTAAGGATGAAGTATCTGAAATTGTTGCAGTAATCACATTTGCGGAAACAGTGTATGAAATTATTGAATATTGATAATAATCTCCCATTGTTACGCTTCCGCCATATTTTTTATTTAAATATAAGCTTGCAGCGGAAGCATTATATTGAGATTGTATATTTTGTGAATCAATAGCAATATTTTGAATAGATTCTGAATTTCCTACTATAATATTTTTTGATTGAGTTTTTCCAAAGATGTCTACTGAAAACGCTGGATCTGATGTTTCAGATATTCCAAATCTAACATTATATTGAGATACGGAACTTGTGGTTCCATAAAGTCCTGTAAAATTAGAAAATTGATATGTTGTTGGAGATGCAGAAAGTTCAAGTTGCATTCCATCATAATTTGCAGAATCATAACCATTCCCTGTTACTAGACCAGATCCATCAGTATTATATGAAACATCAAATTGCACATATGCAGTATTAGATAAAATTGTTGCCGATGCATAAGCTCTTGTCCATCCACTTGTCATATTAATTAGTGGACCTACTGCTGAAGCAACCATAATTCTTGATGAATCATATTGATAAAAAATAGTTTGTGCAGAAGGACTATATGAAAATCCTGCATCTCCGGGAAATACATATCCCGAAAATGTATAAATATTTCCTGATGTTAATAGTCCGGACGTAGGAATTAAAATTGTAGTTATATTAGAATCGGGATAGTCTCCTAGGGCTTTAAAAGAAATATTTAATGATTTTCCACCATCAAATCCAATTCCTGAATCTATAGTTTTTACAGTTCTAAATCCTGCATAAGCTGTCCAATAGTTTAATCCTGATTTATTTGATGATTCAAAAGATGGATCATAGTTTGAAAATAAGTTTTTACCAGTTCCTTGTGTTGAACTAAGCTTATTGCTTGAGATTAACCAGCCACCGATTGATCCAGTTATGGCATTAAGCGTTCCGGCAAAATATGCGTCTCCACCTGAAGCAGTAATATAAAATGTTGATGAGCCTGCATTGTATCCAAATAATCCATCTTTATTAAATATTACTCCACTAGATGATGTTAATGCGGGAAGATTTGGAAAAGATCCCGCATACATTGATCCACCATTTAATTGAATGTTAGCGGCAGTATTAGATGTTGCAACAGTAGTGCTTGGGGTAGTAAATGTATAAACGGTTGACCAAGCGCCTGTTTGATCTGCAAACAAACCTCTTGCTTGAACATTATATGTTGCTCCCGGTTTTAATTTATCAAGATTGATGGAAAATGTCATTAAGTCACCTGCAATGTATATTCAATTCTTGCACTTTGACCATATGTTTTAGTTATGAAAGGACTTGCATAGGCAGAACTTGCTTGTCTCGCTAGCACTAATTGAGATTCATCTTTGCTATAATTTTTAACAAACTTTAAATGATCTAAAAATAATTGACCATTAGCAGCTGTAAGAGTTATTGATGCAGTTGCTATGGTATCACTGAATGCTGAATCTTTTGTATTAAAATTCATTTGCAATACACCCCATGTATTAGATGCGGTAGCAGACAAAGTTCCTGATGCCGTCCATGTTGTTCCCAAGTCGTCTACAAAAACTGTTGTTACGCTGGCTGCAGATATAGAACTAGAAACTAAATATAGCATATTTAAATAATCTGTATCAAAATATCCATCTGACGATGCATAAATATTGCTATTCCAGACAGTTGATCCTGCTTGCAATCTAACATCTTGTGTTCCCGCCCTAAACGAAGCAGTTGAAACTGATGCAGTTGTACCTGTTTGATAAGACCAAGTTGAGGATCCTGATGTATCAACTTCAGAAAAATCCGTAATTGGAGTATGATCAAGATTTGAAAAATTATCTTCTGTAGTTGGAAATACAGCAATTTCATATATTTTTGCAATTAAGTCTGTATCCATATAGCCACCAATAATTATTCTACTTCCTGATGCTGAATAAATAAAGTTTTTATCAGCTGAATATCTGGCAATTTCATATTGCAAGGCTGTAGTTGCGGATGATGTTGCAGTTGTGCCCAATAGACCAACTGCTATTGTTCCTGCCCAGTCTCCTCCTGCTCCACCTAAAAATTTATTAATTGAATAAACTCCACTTGAAGTAATCATGCTATGTTAATCCTAACTTCATAATCATATGCGTCATCGACTCCATCAAATGTCAAATTTGCAACGTAATATACAGATCCATCATTGGTATCTGTTTGTAACCTAAAACCTGTAATACTATCAATATTTAAATTTTGTGGAGGATTTTGAAGAATATTGTCTGAAATTGCTAAATAATTTGGAAAATTATCTTCATAAAATCTGTTATTAGATAAATCATAAGTGTTTTCAGAAAGATATTTGTATTGATCAATCGAAGTAGGCGTTTTTGATGAAACAACTTGAATTCCCGGATTTTCTCTCAAGAATTCAATAGTATTCCTAGGATCATTTTCTGTAATATAAATTACAGGGTCTCTAGGTACCTGATTGTTAGTAGTTTGTTTAGTATAATCTTTATTAATCATAATAATTCTCCATGTCTAATTATATCAACTCATTCCAAACATTGGCTTTAGGATTAATTCTGTATCGAATCCTGCACCATAATTGTGACTTACTGACTTGACAAAAAAGTATTTTGGAATAACACCTGCCTCTCTATCATATCCTATATTTTTTAAGGTATATACAAGTTGACAAAAATCTCCTACTTGTATCAAGGGGTTTCCAAAGATTTTTGCAGTAACAGTTCCATTAAATGTTTTGCTTAAGATTTGAACAAGATTAACAATATCTTCAGCATCGTTTCTGCTTTGAACCCAAGGTGAATCAATTTGAATATTTTCTTTTAAATTTTGAGAATTAATTACTTTTTCAATGTTATTATCAGTTGATAAAGTTTGTTTTACGGCATAAAGGGTTACAGGTCTAACAGGGACTTCACCAACTTTTCCAGAGTCCGTTGAAAGGTAGACAAGTTGATTTGTATTATTTACCATAGCCATAGATACTCTGAATGGAGATTCGCAAGGATCTGAATATGCAACATCTGTTTCTTGAACTTTATTGAGAGGACTTTCCTGCACTCCAACCTGAGGCAAACCATTTTCATCATGGTATGTGTATGTAGAGTCTGGATCATACTTTACCTTAATCCACTTAAAGGTTCCCGGCAAACAGGGAGAATACTCTAAGTCTCTACTTCTATAAATATTTAAACCTTTAAAAACAATTTCTGATGTCCACATATAATATTTGTTTGTATTTGGAATATTTTGAACAATATTATTTAAATATTTTCTAGCTGTAAAATGGTATTTTAATTTATTTGAAACAATATCAGAATTTGCATTTGCAAATGAATCTTGATTTGTTTTCCATTGAGCTGCATATATTTCAGAGATTGCAACTCCAGAATTTTGTGAATTATGATTGTAATAATAAACTCCAAAATTATTAAAACCATTCGATAATAAGTAATTTAGTAGTTTATACTGACCCAACCATTCTCCATTTATTCCAAAAAAAGAAATTTCCATACCAGTTTTTTTGTTGTCATTGATTAAAAAAGAAAACCTGTAGAGTTTTTCTTTTGATATTATAAAAGATGTTGGTATTGATAATTTTCCGCTCAAAGATGGACTGTTAGCAAAATCTGTTCCTAAAGCTGAATTTTGACCGATTACAATAAAAGTGCCACTAGAATTAAATTTTAAGCCTATATATATAGGGTTTGTTGTTGTCACTGGAGTTGTTGATAAATTTCCGCCCTGATCAAGATATATGCCTACTTCTTGATATTTATCTGTTATCTTGTCAACAATAGAAAAATCTATTGAAAAATAATTACAATTTTTAGCTTTAAATTTTGGAACTACCACTCTAGATATATTTTTTAATCTTGTTGACAATGATTGAAGGCTTCTTGCATCAAGAGTCAGAACTGAACCCTTTTTGCTTAGTAGTTTGCTTTCAGGGACTTGAATAAATTGTGATTTTGGAGAAGCATTTTTTAATGAAGAGCCTCTTGATTTACTTGAAGTTTCTTTAAAATAAAAATAATTGTCTGGCAATGTAAATCCAGTTTTTGATTGACTTAAAAATCTTAAATGATCTTTTTCTTGAGTTCCATACTTTCCTCTTTCAAGTTCTACAAATTTTCCGGTGGGTTGAAAATAAAAATCTAAAGCTGTTGGATTTTCTGACTTTAATTGAGAAAGTGTTAATTGAATGTCTGCATCACTTCTTATAATTGTTGTATATTTTGATGCATCGTCAACATCAATATTTCCGCACCAAAAGTCGTACTCCATACCGTTATATTTAATAATTTCTCCATCAACAAAACCCTCTCCAGAATAATCTGTAATTGAATTTAATGCTGTGTTCATAACTCTTGGAGAAATGTAAAGTGAATTTTGACCTGCAGTTAACTGTTGATCTAAACGAGTTGAAAATAATCCACTCATTTCTTTTGGACCCCACACTGGAGTTGCATCATTTCTGTATTGTTGTCTTGAACTTATTCCTATTGCAGATGAATTTAATGCCATGTTAATTGATGGAATTTTATAGTTAAAAATAATTTTTCCGGGGACTGGACCAATGTCATGACCAAATCCATCTGAAATTAAATTAGGAGTATATGTAATTGAAGATGTTCCAATTTTATCAAGAAATTTATCTGTTACTGCAAAATCTGCTTTAAAACTTTTATCTAAATATGAATCAACAATTTGTCTAATGCTTTTAAATCTCATAATTCCATATTCATCAAACCATGCACCTATTTGATGTGAAACAAAAAATGATTGTAATGAATCAAATAAAGTTGCTTTTACGTCCGTCCAAAAAAAGGTTGTATCTTTTGCTGATTCTATTAAAACTGTTTTTAATTGATCATAGTCAAAATCGCTGAATCCGCCTGCTGATAGTAAATTAATAATTGTATCAAATGCTGGTTCGTTGTATCCTGAATACTGTGGAGACTGTATTGCCATTAAACTATATTTGGCAAAATCATACAAATCTATTGATAATGTTGAAATATCATTCATTGACCACTTATTTGAATACATTACAAACATTGGAATTTTTTCAGTAAAATCTTGTTGTGGAGAAACTAAATTAACAGAAAATTTAACTCCTTCTCTTAATAAATCTTTAAATGTTGAATTTTCAGATATTTGATCAAAAATTGTATATGGAGTTCCATTGTTATAAACAGGAATATTACTTATTTCAATTGTTCCTGAATTTGAGTTCATATAGCCCAATGGGAATCCCGCCGCCGTTTGCGATGCATCAATATCTTTCTTAACATTAAAACCTTTTGTCAATGAAGATATGTCAATTTCAAGTCTAGGTGAAATTTCAACAATATGCAATCTGTTTTGTGTAATTGAATCCCATCCGTCATTAGCACTATTAACATTTTTTAAAACTTTAAAATTAATTTGAATTTGAGCAACATTTGATAAAGAATTTGTTATTAAACCAGAATCAGTTAGTGCTGGTGGATCAAATGTTCCTGAGGCATTCCATTTAATTCCATCATAAAAAAGAGTTAAATATTCTTTTCCATTTAAATCGGAACTTGAAAAACTTGCAGTTGATATTTGACTTCCTGCTGCATTATAAAAAGATACACTACCCGATGAAATATTAGTAAATCTATTTATTGTTTTTAATATAAGCTTGTTTATTGTTAAATAATTATCATATCGTGCAGATATATAATGATCAACTGCTGCTGAGCCACTTTGAGTTTTTGAATTTGAAATATAATATTTAAATGTATTATAAACAGATGGCAAAATATTTTTTCTATAATTTGCAGCATCAAATCCATCTGGATTGTAATAAGCATATGTTACTGGTTTATTAGTAGAACCATTCATAATAGTTGTTGAAGTATTTAATGGATTCAACAAAGATTCTCCGGGTCTATTTGATTGAAAAATTTGTTCAATTGGATAGTAATACCCTGCATCATAGTTCCAATCATTAATTTGAATTAAATCAAATTTATCAAAATAAATTATTTGATTTGAATTAGTTGATGATAAGTTTAATGAAAGATTAAATTTATCAAATGTAGAATATGAACCAAAAAATACTTCTACTTTATTATATTGCACTCCGTTTGGATAAAAAGAACCAATTATTTGACCTGTATCCATTTTTTCATCTTCATAAAACTTTACATAGTATGTTGCATCATCAATAGAATCTGTTCCATTATACAATTTAACAGAAGGAGAAACTGAAATTCCAGAGGGTTGTCCCGGAGGTCTGTGCATTTGATTAATTTCTATTTGACCTATACCCAAAACATTTGTGCTATCTGTAAATGTTACAGATGCTGTTCCACCACCTGTACTAATGTCTCTTTTTGTAACAGTTTTAAAATATTTTGGATATGGAACATAAGAATCATCATCAGATTGCTCTGAAAAATAAATATCATATTCAACAGCATTTGGATCTTGAGTCCAAGTTAGGACTGCTTTTGTGTTTGAATTAAATACTCTGCTGGTTGACTCACTGCCATCAATAGAAAATGACGGTCTATATCCACTTTTACTTACAGGGACAACCCATGCATAGAATTTAATTCCTCCCGGATTTGATGCAGTGGTAAATGATGCTGTTGTAACTCTATTAGTATATCCAACAACAAAATCCATGTCAGATTTTGTATAAAAAGTTAATTTGTAAAACGCTGGACCGGATACTGTTGCTGATGCGGTTATGCTTGCACTATTGTTAGTTGTAATAAATCTAACAGAGTTAATATCTTTTCTAGTATTTGTTATATATGCGGTTGATGCAGAATAAATATTTCCATTAACAATGTAGTTTGTGCTTCCGGATTGAACTGTTGCATTTGTTGCAGTAAATGAAGATGTAGAGTTAAAAATATTAAATGATGCTGTTGAAAGTTGATTTGAAAAAACATTGTATGGCTTGTAAATATTGTTATAATTCCATTCAACTAAAGTTTCTGGATTCATATTGATAGAATTATGTGCTGCAAATGTTTGTTCTGAATTTCCATTTAACTTAAGCATTATATTTCCGTCAATTCTAAACTTATGTCAACACGATCTGTGTATGTTAATCTTTTATTTATTTTGTAATCAAAATTTGTTATAAAACATTTTACAATATCTGAAGAAACTGCTGGAGCAATAGTTGATGCATAAAATGTGCTGATTGGCTTTGAAATGATTGATGTTGTTGTTTTTAATGTAATCATTCCGTTTCTTCCTCCGGCAGTTTGACTTGAAGTAGATGTAGCAGTGATCAAATTAGTTTGAGGATTTGATGCATATGTCCAATCAACATTATTTATTGTTGATCCTGAAGTCATGAGCATATTTTTTGTTGTAAATACAGTTCCCGATTTAGCCCAATATGTTGCATCAAGGTTGAATGAAGCTGTAGTTCCTGATTGTAAAAATGCATTTGCAACAACTGTTGGGTTAGAAATATTATAAGTTAATATTGAATTTGATGCTGTATGGGTAACGCTATTAATTGATGCTGTACCATTAAAGATAGGATCCAATCCAGATACATAAACAAGATTTCCTGCTGTATAGCCAGTTGCTCTTACATTTGTTGTAACAGAAGCTGTTCCAACGCCTGTACTAATTGCACTAATTGAAGCAGAAACAATGGAATAGGCTGATGGGGTTGATGTGTTTGTAACAGAAGGCTTAAATGTTGTATTTGCGGTGTAATTATTTATAGAATTTAATGAAGATACTTGTCTCCATGCTTCTTCTGAATATGTAAGTTTAACCCATACTGGTTGATATACATTTTCTTCAAAAAATGATTTTAAGAAAGCCCCGCCTAGATTTCCATCGGCAATAAACTCAATGCCAGAATTTGATGGCAAATCGGACCACGATGTTGAGAGTTTCTTTTTGTTGGCAGTAATGAATCTACGCATTGTTCCATCAGCCATTCTGTCTGATTTTTCAATTCTTTCATAGTTAATCTGCAATGGTTGTCTATTATGATCTGTTAATGTATAGCCAGTTGCCGTTGATCCGGGGATTGAAGGATCCTCAAGATAAATCTGTATAATAGCTTTAGTTGGAAAAGACATCAGATAATTCTCCTATTGCTGTACAAAGTTTGTTGTTTTCTTTCAATTGTTTTCAAAACGGCATTTGCAATATCATCTGGCGAAGCGCTTGAACCTTCAACATTAACATTAATATTATACACTGTGTTATTCATTGTGCCGACATTTACTCCGTTGCTGCCTGAATTAATTGAACTAAATGTTGGTGTTAAAAGCATTCCTTGATTAATCATATCAAGATATTTTATTCCCATTTTTTTAGCTGCAGATGCATTAATAACATATTCTCCATGTGAGAGTCTAGCAGAAATTGAATCAGATGTTCCTGTTCCGGGACCAGAAACAGATCCACCTCTTGCAAACCACTGGGTATCGTCCACATTCCCTCCTAAAAACTTAATCCCAAGGGCACCATTTTGTTTAATAGCATTGCCCATTTTGTCGTAAGGAGTATATCCATTATAACTTCCATAGGTAACGGATGGTTTATATTGTCTATCATCTTTTACAAAAGGATTATTTGTTGCATCAAATATTGGGGCAAGAGAAGCATTAGATGAAAATGCCGCATGAGCTTTATCAGTAAATTTTGGAAGATAATCTCCTTGATTAGTTTTTTTAGTGTTAATAACTTTTTTGCCTTTATTTACTCCATCAGTTAAAGTTTTTGTATCAAAATATCCTTGTAAGGCAAAAGAAAGCAAATAAGAATCAACTGGTGTTTTTAAATCTTGATCAAGATAATAGTCAGAAATGTTTTCTTTTCCATAGCCTAATGCGGTAGCAAGTTGACTAAAATTGCGAATAGTTGCATTTTTACCAAATCCTAAGGCTGCTTTTGCTTTGCTTATATCTTTGCCGAATGCGGTAGAGAGTGAATTTCCAATTTCTGAGGCTGTAGTTCCTTGCCCTTGCGACTTTAATGATGCTGCAACTTGAGCAACTGTTGCTCTATTTTGACCAATGGCGGGGTTTATTACGCTGCCTTTAGCAATTGCTGAAAGTCTGGATTGTGCTGAAGAAATACCAGCAATTTGTGAAAAACTATTAATATTTTTCATGCTTAAGGCTAAACTTTGTGCAATGTCGGCAAGATTTTTAAATTCTGGAGTAGCTTTAATTTGACTTAAAACTGATTTTATTTTTTCAGCATCTACATGAGCATCTTTTAAAGCTTTCCAAGCTTTCCCGGCAGGGGTTGTTGCGCCTTTTCCAGATAAATATCTAAAGAAACCATCCATACTTCCTGTCCAAGTAGTTAACCCGGCAGCTAAGGTATCTATATATCCCTTAGATTCTACAGCAATATTTCCTATACCTGTCATTGCTTTTGTTGTTGTCTTTGCAACCGATGTTGTTGATTTTTGTGCAGCAGCGGAATATTTTTTCATTACTTCTGTCCATTTATCTGCTTTCTCTGTTGCAGCCTGTTGTCTTTTTTCAAGTCGTGCTTGAGTTGAATCAAATTGTTTGGTATTAGAAATTCTATTTCTTGTTTCTTCTAGATTAGCCTGTGCAGCACTAATTCGAAGAAGATTTCCTGATGCCATCGCTTCATCTAATGAATTTTGTGCGCCTTGAACCTCTTTATTTGCTTCTACCGCTGCTTGAGCTTGTTGTCTAAGAGTATTGTTTTCATCAATTTGAGTTTTCAATGTTTCATTTAAAGTTTTTTGTGCTTTTATATGATCTTGAATTTCTTGTTTACTATAGCCTGTTGCTTTTTTACCTGCTGCAGCTGCTGCGGCTGCGTTAGAGCTTCCAGTTGATTTTGTTGCTGCAGATTGATTTGCTGCTGCAACTGCTTGATCTATAATGTTGGAACCTTTTGAAACCATGCCTTCTACGGCATCAACATTTAAAAATGCTTGAAGACCTGCTTGTGTAGCAGTAGCATTAACCAATTGGTCTGCTGTTTGAATTGTTCCATTAACAAAAAGTCTATTCGCAACCATTAATCTTTCTAAGGCTTGTTGATATCCGGCTGATCCATTTGTCAAATTATTAGTTTGAACTGCAGTATTTAAAGCAATTTGATTGTAATTTGCAAGAGCTGAATTTTGTTCTCTAACTTTTGAATTATAAGTATCAAATGTTGATGAGTTCATTACAACAGATTCTTTTGTTTTTGAAAGTGTTGTATTCATTTCATTAAAACTATCATAAAGTGATTTTGCCGATGTTGCAGTTTGCGTTACATTAAATGCAAATGCACCTGTCTGTCCGGACGATGCGTTTCTAAATCCCGTTGTCATTGCTTGTTGTCTAGTCATTAATTGCATTTGTGATTGCAAGCCACTAAGAAATCCTGCTGATCCAAATCCAGTAATTCCAGCATTTTGCATATATGCAGCAACATCTGTTTTTGCTTGTGTTGCAGTCATTCCTGCTGCCATATCTGCTAAAAATTTTTCTTTCAAAAGTTTAAATTGTTCTGAGGTACCCATTCTTTTAATTCCTTCAACTTCATCCTTGAAGTGGGAATCTTGTTCTTGTTGGGCTTTATATTTTTCTGAAAGTGAATCAATTTCTGATTTAACTGCTTCACTAGTTGTAACTGCTGATTTAAAAGCAGCATTTCCAAAATCTGTTACCTTAATCCTAAAATGTTCTAAAGCGGTTGAACTTGTCATAGCAGCACCTTCAAGTGCTGCTGCTTGTTGTCTGGAAAGCATTCTTGCGTGAGCAATTCTTCCTTGAATAAGACCGCCAACTGCTCCAACAATTGCACCTGCGCCAGTGGCAATCATATTATATGGAGGGGGAAGGAATTGACCAATTGCACCGCCTACTTCTAATCCTTTAGAAAGACCACCCATTGTTTGCATTCCCATGCTTTGCTCTTCATATGGTTTATTTGATCCGGGCATCATGCTTGAAAGCATTCCTGCTCCCATTCCTAATGCGGCTCCACCAATTCCTGCAAATTTACTTTGACCAATTTTTCCAAATGCAGTTCTAACTGAATTAAGTTTTGATGAAATTTTCATTCTTCTGCTTGGATTTTTTGAATCTACTTCGTCAAAAAGTGAAGTATAATCTGAAAGTTGAGATTCCCATTCTCCATATTTTGATTTCATAGAAATTCCAGACTCTCTGGCGGCTTTTCTTTCTCTTAATTGAACTAATCTTGATCTTTGTTCTGCGCTTAATCCTGACGGAATTGCATCTCCAATTCCACCTGCAAATGCGGGTGCTGCTAAATTTGCAAATCTTCCTAGACCTTTGCTTCTTGTCACTGCGTCTCTAGCAGAACTTAATTTTTTTGATGGTGTGTCGCCTATTGCTTCATGAGTTACAGCTTCTTGAATTGCAATTTCTGAATTATGAATTATTTTTGCAGTCAATTCATTTAATCTTAAAGAAAGAGCTTTTGCAAACTCACTTAATCTTTCTTCTGGATCAGTTATATGCGCAACATCTTTTATTGCTTTTTGTTCTGCAGACTCGGTGGCTTTTGCCATTTGAGTTGTTATTTTACCTACATCAACGCCAAATCTTTTTGCAAGTATCTCAAGATTTGTTTTATACTCTTCAGGGGTCTTTCCAGCAACAGCATTAATATCAGAAATTGAACCGCCACTTTTTAAAATGGCGTTAGCAGTACTTATAATTGTTGAAGAACCTGCCGTTTGAGATTTTGTTCTGCCAGAGGATAGGAATGAAACTAATTGTTCTGTTGATAGTCGATTAACTGCTCCTGATGCTGTTACGCCGCCACCTGTTACATCTATCAATTTTTTTCTTAATTGTGCTTCATTCATTCCTCTTAATTCTGATTCTGGAAGCATGATTTGAGCATTTCTTTTTCCTATTGCTTTTTGTAAATATTGCTCTTCTGGATTTGTGGAATAAAAACCTGATTGAATTCCGGACACCCTGCCACTTGCTCCCGCATTGAACAATGCTCCTGCTGTTGATGCGCCTTGACCTGAATGAATAAATTGTAGCTCTCCTTCATAAGAGCTACCTCTATCTCCTTGAATTTCAATTGATGGAGATCCTGCAGCAGATGCTCTTGCTCCGGGAGTTCCTCCGGGAATAGGTCTTGGAGTAATTGGTCCGCCTGCATAAATTTGTTCCAGCCTTGTAACCTCAGAAGCATATTCTGCAATTGCCATAGTTAATGCTTTGATTGCATCTTCTTCTTTCATGACTTGCTGCGTAACTGTTTCAGATAATCTTTGTGATGCTAAAAGAGATGGATCTACTTCTTTAAAATAGTTTTGTGTTCCTGAACTACCGCCCTTAAATTTTGCTAATAGACCGCCTTCAGTTTTTCCAAAACCTTGTTTAAACATTCTTGCGCCATTATAAATTTTAAACAATTGTCCGGCTAAGTTTGCTACCAAACCAATAACCATAGTTATAGGACCAACAAGCATTGCTCCACCTAAAACTGCTTTAATTGCAGTTCCAATTGGACCTAATTTAGAAAAAAGATGAGCAATTTTTTCTCCGACTTCCAATACCTTGGTAGCAACAGTTAAAAATGATTCCCCGATAGGAAGAATTGCTGTTTTAAATGATTCCATTGCAATTTTATATTTACCTGCAGCAGACTCTTGAATTTGTTTTGTTTGTTTGTCTGCAATTCCTGCTAATTGAGCTGAAGAAAGACCCATCATTTGCATGACTTTAGCAGATTGTGTTCCTTCTTTATTAAAGTTGTTAAACAGGGCTGTCATACGAGCAAATTGAAATTTACCAAATAGCTCTGAAATAGCTCTTTGTCTGTCTAAACTTGATAAATTGTCAAGACCTTTTTGAAGGTCTGTAATCATTCCAATCATGTTTCCAGAGTTTTTATTTACAATACCATTAATATCAATTCCAAAAGCTGCAAGTGATTTTTGAGCAGTAGCGGTTGGAGAAATTAATCTACCCAATGAGTTTTTAAGTGCGTTTGCACCTTCACCTGCAGAAACACCACCTTCTTTCATAGCTACAAGTAATGCAACCATGTCTTTGTAGCTTCCACCCAATCCTTTTACAACAGGACCGACTCTTGGAATTGCTCCAATAAGATCAGCCATGTTGGTTGATGTAGCAGCTTGTGCTGCGTTAAAAAAGTTTACTGAATCTGTTAATTCAGTTGTATTAAGCTTGAATGCAGTCTGTAAAGCAATAGTTGCTTTAATGGCATCTTGTTTGTCTGTTTCTCCAAGCACGACCATTCTGGATGCCTGCTTTGTTGCATTAATAAGATCTTTTCCAGTTAGTCCTGCTGCAGCAAGGTCGGCTGCCATCGAAGTTGTTTCTTTTGCAGAAACACCTAATGTTTTAGACATTTCTGTAGCAAGTCCCATAATCTCATTTTTTACAAGATTCAATTGAGCTTTTGTAGGTTCAGTCAAACCTACTCCATATACTTTTTGAAGTCTTGTCATTTCAGTATTTACATCAAGGAACATTTGTGATGCTGCTTTACCTGCAAGTGCCATTGGAACAGTTAAACCTGCAGTTAACTGGCGACCCGCCCACTGTGTATTTTTACCAAAGTTAATTAGTTTTTCAGCGCCATCTTTGTACGCTGTATTTAAAAGTTGTTGATATATTTGTGCTTGTTTTGCGGCATTTCCTGCAGCTGATGTAGCGGCAATAATGTGAGCATAACCTTTTTGAGTAGAAGATGGAATGATTGTTGCTGCATGCATTTTTGCTTGAGCAGCAGCAACTTGATTTATTTCATCAACAATTCCTTTGCGAGATTTTCCAATAATTGAAAAATATTCACCTAGTTTTAGCTTGCTTTGTGATATTTGTTTTGTTAATCTTTCAGTGGAGCTTGCAAGTGCAATTGTTTCTACGCTGAATGCTCTTGTTGCAGCAACATTTGCAAGCATTTGAGTTTCTGCTGATTGAAGTCCCGAAACAAGACCCGCTGGAACAATATTGCCCATAGTTTGTTTTGACAAAGATGCCATTGCCGATTTTAATCTAGCAAGTTCTGAATAGACTGGAGCAAAATTAGCATCAGCAGTTAATTGAATATTAAGAAACGATGTCATTTACTAAATCTCCTCCTTGGCTGGTATATCCCAGCCCCATGCCAATTCCAAAGCCTTCTTCATTGGCTGCAAATCCCTTAAGGTTTGCAATATCAGATTCTTTTTCTGATTCACTAGAATCCGCATCTATATCAACACCTTGTAAGGCAGCAAAGAACCTTCTATCACGATGTTCCCGGTCTCTAAGGGCATTAAGCGTGACAATAAGTTCTTCCATTGACAAGTTTGACTCAAGATCATCATAATTTTTCCAATTACCCGTGAGGAAAACCTCAGACTCCAAAGCGACTAGATCTACATCACTCCATTTAGATCCGCCGCTAGGAGATTTGGGTCATTGAATTTCATACCTCCCGCAATTTCAAGTATTTTCATCATTGTTGGAACTTCAATAGTTTCTTCAAAAAGATCTTTATCTTCAGAAAGTTCTGGCTTAAACTGTTTCATGCAAAGCATTGCTGCTTCAACAAAAACTTCCATTGCGTCTGATTCAGTTTCAATTTTTTCTTCATTTAATTTTGCAATAATTTCCATAAACTTTTTTAAGTTTTTAATTGATAATGGTCTAATGGTTATGTCTTCTCCATTGGACAGTTTAATTTCAAGTGTGTCATAGACTGTAGTAGCCACAAAAACCTCCTAGTTTTCTATATCATTATATCAAGATGACGAATAAAAACATAAATGCCCTTGAAAGGGCATTTATGCTTAAAACAATATTAAATTATCATGTACCATATACGCGGTCAATAATAAATCCGTATTCTGAACCATCTGCATCATCTCTGTCTGCATCTGGAAGACAACGGAAGTTTACGGGAAAAACTGTAACTGCATCACGTTTTAGTGCGTGAGCAACTGTTTCAACCTGAACAATTTTACGAGCAATGTAGACTCTTTCTTTCTTCTGTCTTCCACTTGCATCAAGAGTTGTTCCTGTTCCGACTGAACCGGAAGTATATCCTGTGCCTGAAGCTGCTGATGTCTGAATTGCAGGGTTGTATGTTGCTCCCATGAATCCGGGAGCATTACCGACTGCTACGATTGTTCTGTCAATTGCAGAATCTCCAAGTGAGCTTCCGTTCAATGATAGAACTGATTTAGATCCAGTATCTGTAACGCTAAATGTCTGAACTGCTTGACTTGTACCGTCTTGCTTGTAAGCCAAGTAAGAATCTTGTTGACCTAAAGCAAAATGTAGGTTTTCTAAAGTTCCTTCAGTCATTTCTGTTTTAAGAACTACTTTTACCTGCTGTCTGAAAAGACGAGCAGCATCAAGAAGCTGGTCAACCATTACATCTGAGTAAGTAGGTTCGTAAGAAACTTCAAGACCATTGTTTGTGTAACCCAAGTCTCTCCAGAATGTGGAGGCTGTACCTACCAGCGACTGAATTGCACTTGTTGTTGACGCTGTAGATGTAGAGGTATTTGTTCCTTGGTTCATGTATCCGAATGGAAGAACTGCAGAAGAACTGAGGTCTGGACGGTTTATACCGTTACCACCGGACAAAAAAAGTCTAGCTGCGCCAACAATAATATTTCTTGTGTTGTACGCGCCACCTGTTGCGTTTGCCATATTTTATTTCACCACCTTTTTTTTTAAATTTATGGGGTAAAACACTTCCTCATGAATAATCATAGCACAACTTTTACTTAAAACGACCTGATGAATTAAGATCTCTTGAGTATCCGTAACAAATTTTTATTTGACCAACTTGAAAATTTCCTTCTTTGTCAAATGGCTCTGGAGAAATAATTGAATCAACATACAATAAATGAAAATTAAAATCATTAAGTTGATTTGTATTCAAGTATTCTTGCAAATCATTTGCAGAATCATCAAATCTTCTAAAATAATCAAAAAGACAATTTAATATTGTATTAATTTTGTCATAACTAGTTGATATTATTGAAATAGTCATATCTTCTTCTGATATCCACCAATTTTCCCTGCCTTTTTTAACTTCATAATCATAGACTAAATAAGTTTTGCCGGGAAGTAAATTATTAAATTCAGGCATTTGTTGAGCAGGAATAATTGGAATTAAATATGAATCAAAACCATCTGCATAATAATCACTTGAACTTAATAAATTTTCACTTTGAAGAATGCTCCAAACATAAGAACGAAGATTTCCAATTGCTAAAGATGAATATGTAGCCATTAAAAAATAGTCCTTCCTTGTGAATATAGATGAGAAACTGAAGCAATTTTTTGCTTTATAGCTTGTCTTGTGTTTTTATCAGATAAAGCTATTGAAATTTCTCTATTTAAAACCTTAAACATATCTGATTTATCCATTACAGATTGAGATTTGTTATTAAACCATGCTTCACCAAACACTGCCAAAACCTGCGCTGGATTACTATTTGAATCCGGTATGTTTTTATTTACAACAACCGTCTTTGGGACTTTTGTAACTTTTGCTTCACTATCTTGAGCATTTGCCAGCACAGTTTTACTATTCATAGTAATAATCTTACCACTTATATTTACTTTTGACCCTAGTACGCTCTGAGGGCTTTGTTGGGGTATTGTAGTGGCACCTTTATTGCTTGAGGCAGCTAAAATAGCGGTTACCCGCCCACCTGTAATTTGACCTCTTGATATTGTATATTTTTTTGCAAAATTTACTCCGGCGGTATTCCAATCGTAAAGATTTTCAAACTTTTTTCTGTCGGCTTTTGCAGCCATAGACATATCTAATATAAATTGAGTTGCCAATATAGTAAATGCTGCTTCTCCTATTTTTTGCAAAGCATAGTTACTTTTTAACTCTTCTAATGCAAAAACTTTGTTAGAAATTTCATTATTTATTTTTTTAATTGCTGAATCATTAAGACGAAGTGTTATCATTATATTGCACCTGCACTCTTGATAGATTGGAATGGTAATGAGAAGTTTTTCCTAAAGGATCCATTTCTGCATGTGAAGATTTTACTTCAAAAATCATATCTGGATTACCGTAGCGGTCAAGCTCAACATAAACCTGTTCGTTTGCACTTGTTCTTATTGAAGTTACTCTCCATCTTTTGCTTAATGGAATTAAACTTTTCATTTTAATTTCTAAAATTTCATGATAAGGATTTGCATTTTTTGAATCAACAACATTAAACATCTTATCATCACCCTTAAAGGGTCCTCCGGAACGCATTGATTGAATAAAACATGGAATTGTAGAGTGATAAATCCATTCTCTTGTAATTGCACCACTTGATGATTGCGTATTTTTTTGAATATAAATATCGCATTTCATAGACATAATTGAATTAGATATTGATGTTGCAAACATCATATCACCACTATGCCGACATTCCTGTATTGATCAAGAATTCCGTCTACAATTACATTTCCTGTTCCATTAAACGCACCTCCGGCAAGTTTAAATTGGAGTTCACCAACTTTTACATCTGACAAATATTTGTTTCTCCATGCTGAGTCTTGTGAAAGTAAATCTCCAATTAAAAGAATAGAGCAGATTTTAATTTCTTGTGGAACATACTCATAACCAATTGTGCCAGTAAATGCGTATCTTGTTCCATTTCTAAACTTACCCCATTCTCTTACATTAACATCAATATTTGAATCATATCTTGTATCCCATCCGGGATTATAAATCCTAGCGGCTTTGCCAGTGGGGGTTAGTACTACTGTATATCCAAAAGAGTTGTAGCTCGCACTTGATGTGTTATCTACAACAAGAACATCATTTTCATAAATTTTGCTAATAGAAATCATTCTTTCCGTAAGCTCTATTGCGTCAGAACCAATTCCAAAAATTTCTTGGTATCCGGTGCGTTGTCCAAACGTAAGGCTTGTATAGTTATTAATAATTGATTTTGCTATTCTTTCAGCCTGAATTATTTGTTGTTCAGATTTATAATTTATATCTTGTGGTTTTGTACCAAAATTATAAAAATCAATGATTTCACTAACTGTTGCATAGGGAGTTGCTACTTCAGCAAAAGTTTGCTGTGTATATGAACCGGATGATAACGAATAGCTCCATAAAGCTTTCAAGTTTCTATCATATTGAACTAAATCTCCTTCAATTGGATACGAATATGTTGTATATGTAGAATCATATGTTGCAGAACCAGAACTTAAAACAGTGTTGGTTGTATCGTCTGCATCATATATAGTTACCGTAACAGACCCTGAAGCCGATGTTGCGCTTCCATTGTTTTGAATAACTAACTGTATGTTTTCAGGGTTTCCCCTTTGAATATGTTGCAACTATGATTCCTCCAATTTAAGAATAGTATTCTTGTGCCTCTCGTGGATTAGCTAGTCTAAATCCTTGTTCTAAATCAAAGATAGCCTGAGCTTCCCATTCTGGCATAGCAATAAATGGGTGCTGCTGAGTAAATGTATATCTTCCGACCTGATAAGTTGGATTCATTCTTTCCATTCTTACAAGAACTGTTTGAGAATTTGTAATATTGATTGATGGCTGTGGAAGAATATTTTCATCCACATCTTCTCTTTCAGCATTTGCAAATTTTTCATACATGCCGTATGTAACGCCCTCTTCTTCAAGAAGAAGGGCAATTCCTTCACGATTGGTCTTACTTGGAACCTCTACGCCAAAATCTTCTGCAATTTGACGAAGTTCTCCAATTTTAAATTTAGAAAAAGACATATTTTTTCCTTTCGTTTGTATATTAGAATTATATCAGAAAAAAAGAAAAAGAGAGGAATTTCTTCCTCTCTTTCTCTTAAACCGATATATTATCAGAATGTACCGGGTTGTGATCCTCTTGGGAGGTTTGGATCTGAAATCAAAGATCCGTTTGATACTGCGAAGGTTGAACCAAATGTTGGTGTAGTTCCTCCGACAGCAATGTGCTTAACCAGAACATGTGCGTCATAGTTTTCGATTGCACAGCCAACACGGATGAATAGTGTGTATTCAATTGTGTCTTTCTTTGGCTGGAACAAACGATAAACAACAACGTCACGCTTGATACCAATAATGAAGTTCTGTGGGAATGTAAGGTGAAGATCACCGTACTGTGTACCACTTGTTGTGTATCCACCACTGTCTCCAAATTGCCTGTCGTTGTAGTCTCTTGTCTCATCCATTAGCGGAACATTTGTTACTGGAATTCCGAATGCGAATGGCGTAACTGTACCGGGACCTCCATCGTTAGCAGCAACGTCACCACGAATGACACCTGAAGAGATGTCGAATGGGTTGACGGAACCTGCTGAAGCTGTGAGGTTGTATAGGTAATCCTGAGCCAAGTTGGAACCAACGAAGAAGCGCAGCTGGTTACGGCGTTGCTTGTACTTACGAGGCAACTGCTTAATTGCATTGTTAAATATTGTTCTGTCAAGACCATTTGTTCCTGAAGCAGAGTTTGCAGTAATAACATGTGCGTTAGAGTTGACAAGTGTACGGAAACCGTTGAAAGACTTAAGTAGACCATCGCTGGAAGTTGTGATTCCGTTGATTAGTACATCTTCAATGTCGTTACCTGCTTGTGTTGCCATAAGTCTTGCAATGTGATCCTCTAGATCTGGACCCTCAATGTTGTCCTCAAGTGCTTCTGCAGAAAGCTCCCAATCTAAACGGAGCTTCTTTGTTGTCAAAGAAATTTTGTAGAAGTTTGCACCTGCGGAAACCCAACCACCAGTACCACCTACAGCTGAAGCACCACCGGAGCTGACTGCATTGTAGTAGTCTGTTGGAGCATCTTCATAAGCCTGACGCATGATTCTCTGTCCTACCTGAACGCGGTCAATTTCTGTTGTATTGGCTCTCATGCGAATTGTGCGAGCTGCCTTAGCAAGAATTGTTGCGTCCCACATGTAATCTAGGAATCGATTAGCCTGATCTGGATAGAGTAGACCAACACCTGATGTGGTGCCGTCTCCTGCGTTGTCCTTACCACCTGATCCAAGATCAGTTGTAGCAATAACCTTTTGTAAAAGTTCGTTACTCATATTTTTATTTCACCACCTTTTTTTTTGAATTTGTTTTTTTTAACGTTATAGACTTTTAACACCGAGGAAGTGTCCTTGCCATATGCTTTTTTCTATTTTTGTTGATTCCGTTGACTTTTCAAGGTCACCGGACTTCTTTACCGCTGTGTCACTTTCGTATGCATCAATTCTTTTCTCAAGAACATCAATTCTTTTGAGTAAATCTGCGACATTGTTTGAAAGTTCGGTTGTTGTTGTTCCGAAATCAGTAATTGACTTGCCAAATTCTTCTTTGACTGAGTTAACTGCTGCAAACATGTCGGCAATTGTTGCTGCGTGAGTAGCGTAATTCTTTTCTATTGTGCCAACGACATCTGTTTTAAGACCGTCTAGCATTTTCGTAAAGTCTAAGTCTTCTACAGGAACTTCGTAAACGGTTGAGGCTTCCTCTACGGTTTCCCCAACTGTTTCTGTTGCTTCTGCGACTTCTTCTACTAATTCGTCAACCTGAGTAGCCTCTACTACTTCTGTTGTTGTTTCTTCTGCCATTTCTTCATTCCCTCCTTTGCTTAGAGTTTTATTTTTGTTACCCTTGAACTTATTTTGATCAGGATACAAATTTATTGTTTTGTCGCTGGAAATAACTCCAGCGTCTCCGTCCATTGTAGTTGCTGAATGATTTGAGTCTGGAGCATCATCTTTTTGCAAATAATCGTTTACAGTTTTTTCTATTACAGCTGATTTTTCTGTATCAGATGATTCGACCCATCCAATAGCACTCATTGAAGTGCTACAAATAGCACAGTCTGTTTTTTCCAATGGGGATGTTGTTGCAATTTGATCTGCATTGCACCAAAAAATATTTTCAAGATCAATATCAGTAGCAATTCCTTTAAACATTAAGCCATCGACACCTTTTTGAATGGAAAAAATATTTGCCAGTGGGTTTGCTGGACTATCAACTAAAGAAAGCTCCATAAGCTCATAATCTTTAATGACTCTATTGTCTTCCTTGTCTCCCGGTTGATATCCAGCATCTACGATATTTCCTCCGATTGAAAAGCCTGTTAGGGTGCCGTCAAGAACTTTTTCCCATGTATCTTGTGCGCCTTTTGAAATGTAGGCATCAACATAAACACCTTTAAAATGTTGTTCAGTTTCTTTGTCAAAAAAATCTTGAGGTTTAAATGAAACAACTTTGCCCACTGCAATTGGTTGATGCATTTCTCTAAGATTTCCACGAAAACGAGCAAAAGCTTTTTCACTAGCGTCTGAAGTAACAATATCTCCATGTCTATCGATATTGTCAAGTGTCGCAAAGCCGGACACTGTGCGCTTTTCTTTATTTATTTTAGCAATAGGAAAAGAAATGTTTACTCTATTTTCACTATTGCTCCATGAAGCTTTGTTTAATTTACTCATTGTAATCAAATAATATCACTAACCTTACACAAAGGCAAAATTAATAATACTACTGTACCTTTCTTCCTTCTCCTTGGGCATTTCTGTCACCCTCAAAATCTGAAGCATTTGATCTTCTTTGTTGATCTCTGTTTCTATTTCCGGATGCCTGCGTTCTTTGTTCTGCTTGTGCGCCTGCGGTAAGCTGAACTGGATCATCCCCACCGGGTCTTGGGGAAAGACCTTTACGCAATCTAACTTCATTGGGGGTAATAACCTGTGTTCTCAAATATGTTTCATCAATCTTGCTTTGCATCTGTTCGTCCGTTAAGGTTAACTCGTCAAATCTAAGTTCAAATGCATCTGTAAATTCTTTAACAAAAAGATTAATTTTTTGTTCAAGCATTTCTTGTGCTGGACGACAAACTTGCTCTTTAAATGTTTTATCTGCATCTTTTGCATTTGCCAAAGAAACTCCTTGAGGAGTTCCAATTTTTGAGATGGGAACGCTGTGAGCAATTAGAATACGATCTCTATTTTCTACGGTGTAATTTTTAAAAGAAGAATCTTGAACTCCCGCTTCAATTGGTTCCATTTTAAATTCAACACGAGCATTTTCTCCATCAGAGGGAAGGGGAATATAAAGAGTTCTATGATTTCTTCCCTTTAGCCCGGTTTGAAAGAATTCAAGCAATTTGCGTTCAGAGTCAGCAGATAGCTTAGCCCCTTTGACCGTAATAATATAACGAGGAACTGCTTTATTCTCAAAATAATCCAGATTGAAGCGAGATGCAAACTCATCACCTGCA